ATCACAGGTGTCCAACTAGAAATAGGCACATCAGCAACACCGTTTGAACGCAGACTTTATAATCAGGAATTGGCTAATTGTCAGAGGTATTATAATGGAGCATCTATGTATCTTGCAGGATATACTGCTTCTGGCGTAACAAATGGTTATTATATTTATTTAGTTCAAAATATGAGAGCAACTCCAACTTATACAGCAGTAGGTTCAACTAATGCAAATTGCACAGGCTCATTAATTGTTCCTCAAAATAATGGTGTTATATCACTTGCAAGCACTGGTTCTGGCACAGGCGGATATATTTCTGCTTCTAATGGTAGTCTTTCTGCGGAGTTATAAAATGTATAAACTTATAAACATACCTAATAGTAAAATTAAAATTGTTCAACGTCTTTCAGACAATGCTTTCATTCCATTTGACCCAGCTAACACAGACTACCAAGCCTACCTAAAATGGGTAGACGAAGGCAATACACCAGAACCAGCGGACAGCAATGGTTAATTTTATTTGGAAAATACTAGATGTTGACTCTAAAGATCAGATTATTAAATCTGCTCAATATAGCGTCACAGCTACCGATGACAATAATTCAGTAGAAACTATAAACAAATAATGAGTAAATAATGTTTGATTCCACAAAAGCAGGTCTACTATTACTAGGATTACTCCATCTATCTAATGGCGTACCTGCTGCTGAATTACCCAACCCAAAAATAACACCCGGCCAAACAAGAAGTGTGACACTAAAAGAACTCTGTACGACCTCTACCTCATTGGTACGTAACGTACCAGACGCATTGAAAAAAGATGTGTTTCATAATTACGGCATGAACGGCAATGATAAATCATCATGCGCCGAAGGTTATGAAATAGATCACCTTATTAGTTTAGAGTTAGGTGGAAGCAATAGTGGTGATAACCTATGGCCACAAAGCTATTGCGGTGAAAATAGTGCCCATAAAAAAGATAAGCTAGAAAATGAATTGCATAGACAAGTTTGTTTAGGTAAAATAGGACTAGAAGAAGCCCAATTGTGCATTAGTAAAGATTGGGAACAGTGTTACATTAAAGTTTACCACAAATAGACTAACTCATTACAGAAAGGCTTAATAATCGCATGATTATTGAAAAGCTACTACCTCAAGAACTTGAGGACGAAATATTTAAAATTATGACAGCCAACGGATTTCCTTGGTACTGGAATGCAGAGAATATAGTCCCAGCAACACCGGACTCTCATATATTTCAATTTACACACGTATTTTACATATACCAAAAAGTATACTCATCCTACTTTAACATAGCCAACATGATTGTGGGCTACTTTGCCGAAAAGACAAAACTTAAAATAAAACGTGTAGTTAGAGTAAAAGGTAATTTAATACCAGACATTACACACACGCCCGAGTCACTTAATAATTTAATACACGGTGATATTGAGGATGAAAGAGAAGGTAAGTACATATCCTTTGTGTATTATGTGATGGATTCAGATGGTGATACCATTATTTATGATGATAACAATAACATCGTAGAAACATCACCCCCCATCAAAGGTAATTGTATTTGGTTTGACTCTCAAACAAAGCACAGATCTTCTGTGCCACTTCACCACAAAAGAAGAGTAGTGATTAACTTTATTTTGGAGGTTGAATGAGTCAATTACTTATTACCACAGACGAACACGACTTTATTGTATTTGATTTAAATACTAATACAGTAACGCACAAACAAGACAAAACAGAAGAGCTACACGCGCACAATTTAGCAAACAGAGGTCGTCCAGTATTTAGACCCTTTGGTGTGGACTATGATGACGAATTTATTTATATTGCGTCAAATGATAAATTAGGAAAATTTAATCGTTCTGATTATACATTTAATTCACTGATTGATATTCCTTTATATCTCAACACGCATCAAATTGTAAAAGATAAAGATACATTATTTGTATGTAACACGGCAGTTGACTGTATTGGCATTTATGATTTAAAAAACAATACGAATAAACAATTCAATGTCAATTTATTAAATGTACATCATACACAGCATGTGCCAGATAACGCGGATCAACTAGACTCAAGACACTTAAATTCATTACTGAGTGTCAATGATAAATTATTATTCTGCCGACACAATCGAGGCATACCTAATTCAGACTTTGGTATTTTAGATAAAAATACACTTGAAGCTGAGATTATTGTGAGGGCGGGTAAAAGCTGTCATGGTATCAGATTGATTGAGAACTATATGTATAGTTTGTCATCTAATACAGGTGAGATTTTAGAGATTAACTTGGAAACTAAAGAAGTATCTTCTTATCCAATCGTGGATCCTAAAGTGACATTCTTACGTGGATTAGAAATTATGGGTAACAAGATTATTATAGGGTGCTCAGTTAATTTTAAATCTAACACAGACCAATCAAGCCATTTAATGATCTTAGATTTAGATAGCAACACATTGGATAAATTCCAATTAGATGGTATTAAATTTATTAACGACTTAAGGAGATTAGTATGAAACAAAAATTATTAGAATTAAAAGACTTTATTGTTGAGGTATTACTTTTTGGTTTCAGAGTGTTTATTCGCTGCGTTGAAGCATTTTTAGATGAAGCACAAATCTTAGCACTAGCATTAGACACACTAATCAATAACGAAATTGTAAAAGAAGAAGCTGTGGCTAAAGCTGATGCCGAACCAGAGGTTGGTACTGGCACAACACCAACACCCCCAGCTGCCTGAATCGCTGTAGCTATTGTTATGAGTTTATTAGGTATATTCTCTATTCACTGGTCATCATTTAACTGGCTCTTAGGCATCTTACCTACATGGTTGCCTACGGCCATTATGGTAACAGGTATTGGATTACTTCTTATTGAGATTATACTAGAGGCGATCGATAGGGTACCTAGTATTTATAGATTGCCTATGAGGCTCTTGGCATTAGCGATCTTCGCGTACGGGGCCTATATAAAAGGCCGTCAGGATGTTTTGGTAGAGTACAAACAAGAAATAGATATAATTAAAAAACAACAAGTGACCGTAACTACCAAGATTAAAAATAACTATGTCAAACAAATTAAAGATATCAAACTTGCAAATGAAAAACTTAAAAAGACAATTAGTGATAAAGACAATGCTGATTGCAGGTTGCCTAAGTCTTTTATCGAGTTGCACAACAACGCAGCTAAAGACTGATTTTCCAACACCGCCTGGGGAGTTGATGCTTGTTCCACCTAATTTACATACTCTGCCTGATAGTGCTTCTTTATCTACTACTGAGGGTGTAATTGTAGATAACTACACTGCGTATCATACCGTTGCCGAGCAATTAAAAGAATTGCAAAACTGGGTTAAAGAACAAACTAAAGTAAAATGAAAGACCTTTTAAACCAATTACTTACAGGAAGAGATAACAAGACTCACGATATTGCAAGATGGTCTTGGTTTATCACAACCGTTGTAATTATAGTAGGCGCGATATGGAATACCTACTATGGCCACGTGTTTAGCATGCAAGACTTTGCTAAATCCATTGGCATTATCGCCGGCGCACACGGAGCCTCGGTATTTATGAAAAAAGATTCAGAGCCGTCTGAGTCGCCAACCAATGAAGAGAAATAATGGAAATGCAATCACTCATTAATACGATCTTACCGCTCATTTGCGTATGTATTGGCTGGTTCTGTAAAGAACTGTGGACTGCCGTTCAAGAACTCAAAGAAGACCTATCTGAACTAAAAGCATCAATTCCCGCTGTTTATATGAGACGAGATGAGTTTCATGACCGTTGGGACGAGATTATCAATTTACTTCACAGAATTGAAGATAAGCTTGACCAAAAGGTAGATAAGTAGTAATATATCCCTTATGGATATAAATAAAATAAAAGCATTAAAAATCGAAGAAGTTTGGTTAAACCCAATCAACAAAGTATTCGATAAGTATGAAATCAACACACCACTCAGGCAGGCAGCCTTTATAGGCCAGTGCCAGCACGAAAGTGTCAATTTTAAAAGACTTGAGGAAGACCTTAACTATAGCAGTGAGCGTCTTTGTCAAGTCTTTCCAAATCGTTTCAAATCCATTGAAGAGGCCTCTCCATATAATTACAACCCAATTAAAATTGGTAACAAGATATATGCTGATCGCTTAGGTAATGGTGATGAAGCAAGCGGTGACGGCTATCGCTTTCGGGGCCGTGGTATTATCCAAATTACCGGAAAAAATCTCTACAGTGTGGCATCTAATGACCTAGGTGCTGATTTTGTAAAAAATCCAGAACTTGTAGCCACACCACTTTACGCGGTACTCACCGCCGGGTGGTACTGGAATAGAAACAGCCTAAACCTATTGGCTGATCATAAGGAGTATACAACGATGACAAAACGTATCAATGGCGGACTCAATGGACTTGACAGCCGCATCTCAAAAATAGAAGAAGCTTTCCGCATTCTTTCCTAAATAAATCCCATCATTTTAATCTACTAAATTTACGGTAATAAAGCGTAAAGGAAGGAGCCACAATGAAACATTTACATATGATTGTTTGCGTAATTGGATTGCTTATCTCTAGTGTATGTAACACAGGGCAATCATTCACTTTTGACAATTTTAAACCACACCATCTTGTCTTTATCAAACGTTTGGAAGGATACAGCAACACGGCGTACCGTGACGCTAAAGGACTATATACGATTGGCATAGGTCACCTTATTAAGCCATCTGAAAAGCATCTTAAGACAGCTTTTTTAACTGATAAAGAAGTCACTCAATTATTTGAGTTGGACTTAAGTATTTGTAAAGCCGCGGTAGAGGAATCTATTGATGTGCCATTGGGTGAGTTTCAGTACGATGCGCTCTATAGCCTGTGCTTTAACATTGGTGCAGATAACTTTAAACGTTCTTTGGTTGTCAAAAGACTTAACCAAAATGACATAAAAGGGGCCGCTAATGCCATACTTTTATGGAACAAACCCGCCAATTTGGAGTACAGACGTAGAGTCGAAAGAGAATTATTTCTGGCGGGGCGTAAAGTATAGTAAATATGCATTAGTATGGATAAGGGCTGATCTCCCTATTCTATTCAATTTAACCTCGAGGAAATACCATAATGGACGGATTCAAAAAACTACCTAAGATGAAAACAGGCGGCAGCGTATGTGAGGCTGTTAAAAAATGCTATGGCGGCTCAATGAAAAAAGGCGGCAAGTACAAAGAAGGTGGAGACATTAAACAAGACAAAGCCCTAATCAAAAAAGCATTCAAGCAACATGATGAAGCAGAGCACGACAAAGAGCCAACAGAGATCAAACTCAAAAAAGGTAATCGTGTTAAAAAAGAAGCTGGCACAGTTAAAAAATATAAAGCTGGCGGCGCAATCGAGATGAAAAAATCTTCAGGCGATTTAGACACTATTAAGAAGATTAAAGCTACTAAAAACAAAAAAGCTGATGCTCCAAACAAAGCAACATTAAGACCTAACTTAAAAGGTTCTGACGTAGAAAAAGAAAAATCAAAACCAGCTGGCGAAAAAGATACTATCAAAAAAGTACCACCAACAGGTGACAAAAAAGCGGACGCACCAAACAAGGCCGCAGTTAAAAAAGCACCCAAGGGTGAAGATGCCGTTGATGATATTGATGGTATGAAAAAAGGTCACGCTGTAAAAAAGCATAAAGCCGGCGGTCATATTAAGCACATGGCTGACGGCGCATTAACTGCTCCTATACAAGGTCAAATGGGCATTCAAGGATCTCCCAATCAAGGTAATTTTGGCACGCCTCCAGGTATTGGTCCTGATAATGGTTCTGCAAGTCGTGCTATTAATAGTGAACTTGCAAAAAGACTTTTTCCTGGTATAAATGGTCCAATGGTTCAAAATTTACCAAATAGATTACCAGATAATTTTGTAAAAAATTTTAAACCTCAAAATTTACCTTATATTTTACCAGATGGTGTAAATATAAATAATATTGGATCTATTCCTCTTCCAAAAAATTCTGTAATAACTGGACCACATAGATTACCAGAAGGTTATGATATAAGAAATCCCGGGACTCTTCCATTACCTCCAGGATCAGTACAAAATCTTAATAATCAAAGCCCATATACAAAAGAGCAAATTGATGCAACTATTGCAGATATGGCTAACCGCGGTATGTTTTCACATACAGGGGACTAAGCATGCCGAGTAAATCAAAAGCACAACATAATCTCATGCAGGGTGTAACACACTCTCCATCTTTTGCAAAAAAGGTTGGGATTCCACAAAAAGTTGGTAAGGAGTTTGCCAAGGCTGATAAAGGTCGATCCTTTAGCTCTAAGCCTATGCGTAAAGCTGCTGGTCGCGGGAGATAATCTTGGCGTACTCAGGTACTACTAACCAAACTAAGATCAATGTAGATCAACTTATATCTTATGCCTACCGTGACGCGGGTAAGACGGCAGAAGAAATCACGCCTGAGTATATTCAAGCAGGCAAACAAGCACTCTTCTACATCTTACAAAATCTTTCTAACCGAGGTGTAAATCTTTGGTTACTTGAAGATTATGTGACTGGCGCTCAAACAAATCAACAATACATTAATATGCCCGATGGCACGATTGATGTGCGTGAGGCTAACTGGGTCTATATTGTCAACCCAACCATTGCTGAAGCGCTTCCTGCTGACAATTTAAACTCACCTAACCTATTTGATCAATCACTCAATCTAAATACTTACGCAACATCTACCGTGGGTAAAAATTGGTTTGGTGCTCAGTACCAACAACAAACACGTATTTTTTACGTAGGCTACAATGCTTACGCACCAAGTGGCTCCGCTACTTATAACTTAGCGTTTGAAGTAAGTAATGACGGCGTGAACTGGGAGCTATGGGAACAATTCCCAGAAACAACACTAGCAGATCGTGAGTGGGCTTACTTTACAATCAATGCTACCCAAGCATTTTACTATTTTAGAATTCGTGAGACCGTAGCATCCACATTCTCACTCCGTGGTATCCAGTTTGCACAATCACAACAAGTCATTCCATTGGCTCGTTTAAATCGTGATGATTATTGGAACTTACCTAACAAACAATTTCCAAGCCAAAGATCATTACAGTACTGGTTTGATCGTACCATTGACCCTTCTATGTATCTATGGCCAGTACCAAACAATAACTTCCAAGTATTCCAGCTCATTATAGAAAAACAAATGATGGACGTTGGTAACTTAACTAACGAGCTTTATGTGCCTGATCGTTGGATTGGTTCTATCCAAGCAACACTCTCACATAAACTTGCACTACAATTACCTGGTGTTGATTTAAATCGTATTGCTTTATTAAAAGCTGAAGCAGTATCTCTTGAGGCTGATGCGGCCGCAGAAGAACGCGATAAATCTCCAATCTACTATCAACCAAATATTTCGTACTATACTAGATAATGACTAACGCATATCAACAAACTTATGATAATTTAGTTCAGGATGTTATCAATTACATGGAAAGAACTGATGCTGATTTTGTGGCACAGATTCCATCTTTAATTGGTTTAGCAGAGGCCGCTATTGCCGCAGAGTTAAAGTCATTCCTACAACTAACTGTTGTGGAAACTACTTTGGCTGATGCTCAAACTATTTTACAAAAACCAGCAAGATGGCGTAAAACAGTATCCATGAAAATTAATGGAGAGCCTTTATTATTAAGATCACAAGATTATGTAGCTCAATATTTAGCTGAATCCACTGAGGCTCAACCACTTTATTACTCAGAATACGATTACAATAATTGGTTAATTGCACCAATACCAGATCAATCCTATCCTGTTGAAATTATTTACTATAGTTTGATTCAACCATTGGATTCATCAAATCAACAAAATCTATTTACGAGAGAGTGTCCACAAGCGATGTTATTTGGCACATTACTTCAAGCGCAGGGATATTTAAAAGCACTTGACAAGCTTCCTGTTTGGAAACAATACTACACGGAATCTTTGGAGGCTCTCAAAAAAGAAGACAATACCCGTCGGGTGGATCGCAACACTACTGTTCAGGAACCTTAATCTATGTCAACATTTGTATCCCCATTTACAGGCACCATCGTTCAACCGACCGATGTTTCATACTACGCCTTAACATTCTCAACCAACCAAACACTCTATTGGCCAACTGTTGTTAATCAAACAGAAGTACCATTGGCTCGTGTTATGGATTGCTCTGCATCTACCACTGGCTTATCTATTACATTCCCAGCGGGTAATCAAGGTACCCTTGGCGCTGATGTACTTATTAGAAACCAGGGTGCTAATACATTTACAGTCAAAGATAATACCGGTTCTGCTATTGTTTCTATTGCACCTGGCGTATGTTTATATTTCTATCTTGTTGACAATACAACCGTTGCGGGTGTGTGGCACAACATTACATTTGGTGCAGCAACCTCGACAGCAAACGCTGCAAGTTTAGCAAGCTACGGATTAACCACAACCGTTGCGGGTCAATTAGCAACATCTGATAATGTAGTGACCGTATCAACATCACCAACATTTTCTGAAACAAGCCGCGCATCTACATACGTATGGACATCCGGCGCTGGTACATTTACATTACCAACAACTTCTTCTTTAAACTCTGGTTGGTACGTGGGATTCAGAAACGGTGGTACGGGCGCATTAACTATTGCTCCTCAAAGCCCAGCAACCATTAATGGTCAGTCAAGTATTATTACTAACCCAGGTGACTCTGGTATTATTCTTTATAACTCATCAGGTAGTAATTATTTTACTGTGGGTTGGAACGTACCCGCTAACGTAACATTCTCTGCGGCAACATATGATGTAGATAGCATTGTAGGTAATGCATTTAGCTTAGTATCTTACGCTCCAATTATTCAAACTTATGTAGCATTATCTGGTACTAGAACATCAACACTTACCGTAACACTACCTAATATTACTCAATTATACGTATTAGTTAATAGCACGACATCAAGCGCATATAATATTACATTTGCAATTTCTGGATCATCTTCCACTTTTGTATTACCTGCAAGTACAGTGGCAACAATTGTAGTGGACGCCGGAATTATCTATCCAATTACTCAATCCACAACATCAACATACTTTGCAAGTAATGGATCTCAAACAAATCCATCATTTTCTTTTACAAGCGATATTCATACGGGTATGTATTTACAAGGTACAAGTAAATTAGGATTAACAGCTAATAGTGTATTAATGTTAAATATTGATAATACCAATACTGGAAGCCCTCAAATATCAACACCAGCAACATTAAACGCTGGATTAATACCAGGTGGAACATTCTAAATGGCGGATCAACAACAAGTTGAACCACAGTACAATGAAGTTTATACTCTAGGTGTCCAGCCCGGTATAAAACGAGATGGTACCACATTTGAATCACGTGAATATAGTGATGGTGTTTGGTGCAGATTTCAACGCGGTGTGCCCAAAAAAATTGGTGGATATACTGAACTAGCAACCACATTCAATGGCATCCCACGTGGCATGGTTATGAATGGGTACAATGGCGTTAACTATGTATTCTCAGGTAACCAAAATGGTTTAGATGTATTTACCACAGGCCAATCTTTTGGTATTGGTAGTGGTCCATCAGTAGCTCAGTTTGAAGTAGGGTACTCTCCATTTACTGTTACTAAAGTAACGAACTCATCATTTACTATTTCTGGTGCGGATCGTACTGCTCAGTTTTATACAGGATCTAATTTTGTATTTAGTCAATCCACAAATCCTACATTTTATTCTGTAACATCATCATCCTATAATTCTGGTACTACAACGACAACCGTTAATTTTTCCCCAAATAACAGTGCGTCATTTACACAAGTTTATTTAGCAAATACTTATTTTAAAGCGGATCCTAGATTACTGTGGCAGTTTGATTATCAGTATAATCCCCAAGGTGGCGCACTTAATTTAATTACACACCCCGGACTTAACTTAAATTCTATTGATAACGGTGTGGCAACACAGGTTTACATTGGAAGCACACTACCTAATTCAAGTAATCAGTGGGTATTTACAGGATTAGCAGATACGACAGGTGTAGCCCCAACCTATAAACCTATTGTGGTTGATGGTGGCGTTTGTGTGCTTCACCCATTTATATTTGTGTACGGATCTAATGGATTTATTGCAAATAACAATGTATCCACAACCTACGCTAATCAAACACTAACCGACTGGAATGGTACATTTGCCAACCAAGTTAACGTTGCTACAGGTAAAATTGTAAAAGGTATGCCTGTGCGTGGTGGTACAGCGTCGCCATCAGGTTTATTCTGGGCTACAGATAGTTTGATTCGTGTCTCATTTGTAAACAATCCTCCAGTCTATTGGCAATATGATATCATATCAAGTGAGATATCAATCATGTCATCAAGCGCTGTGGTTGAAATGGATGGCGTTTATTTCTGGATGGGTGTTGATAGATTCTATGTTTACAATGGTCAAGTGAATGTATTACCTAATGATAAAAATGTAAACTGGTTATTTGATAATATTAATTATACTCAACGTCAAAAAGTGTGGGCCACAAAAGTTCCTAGATATAATGAGATTTGGTTCTTCTACCCACGTGGTGGCGCTACGGAATGCACTGATGCAATTATTTATAATGTAAAAGATAAGATCTGGTATGACGCTGGGCAGGCAGAGGGTGCTCAAAGATCGAGTGGGTTTACAACAGAGGTTTTTCCTTCCCCCATTTTTGGTGGTTGGAATTTTAATGTATCCTACAGCTCCCCTAAAAATGTCATTGCGACACCTACAGGGCAGTCTGCAGCAACAGCATTTCAATTTTATTTATTGGGGGATCAGTCAACACAATTTTCTCCTGGTCAGTACGTAACATTATCTAATACATCCCCAACAGCACCTAAATACTTAATTACATCAAGTCAATTTATTATTAATACAACCATAGGTATGCCAGGTGCTACATTAGTCACTGTGGCTACTACTTTTGGATCATCACCATCTGTAGGCACACCTTTATATATTATTAGTGGTGGTTATGGTATTTGGCAACATGAGACAGGATTAAACAAAGTATCCATTAATAGTGAGGATGCTATTTATTCTTCTTTTGCAACTTGTGATATTAGTTGGGTAGGTGGAACACCCTCAGAAGATACATCCACAGGTATTAATCGTCGTATGCACTTACGTCGTGTTGAGCCAGATTTTGTACAAAGTGGTCCAATGACTATGACAATTTATGGTCGTAAGTTTGCGCGTGGTCCTGAAGAAGATTCTGGTCCTTATGTATTTACAGCAGATACAGAAAAAATTGATTTAAGAGTAGAGCACCGAGAAGTTAGATTAGAGTTTGAGTCTAATACGATTGATGGTAATTATGAAATGGGACGACTATTAATCACCGCAGAGTACGGTGACGAAAGGCCATAGTGGCTAATTTAGTTCAGCCCGTATTTCCTTTTGTACCACAGTACACAACATGGGAAAACTTTAACGGCAATATTGTTATGTTCTATGGCCACGAGCCCATTCCATATAGTAAGGAAGAGGACTGGCAGTCAACGGCTAGGAACATCACTCAACTTCCAACATTTTCAAGTTATACCGTGCCAGATCCAAGTCTATATGACAAATGGGAGGATTGGGCTAATCAATTTGTGCTAATTATCAACGGTAAACCCCCACAATAATGGGCGTAAAAATGCCAATTTGTGCATTAGTATACCTAGATGATAACCTTTCAAAAAGAGCCCGGAAGTGTCTTTTTACCTGACGCTAAAGATCTATTTCAACTGCATGCTAATGAAGCATCAGAGCACTTAGATAAGATACCACTCGATCCTAATTTTGAGCAATATTTCAAATTAGAAGAACTTAATAAAATAGAAGTTCACACTGCCCGAGATGATGGCAAATTAATTGGTTACAGTTTGTGGCTACTTGGTAGGCACATACATTACAAAAAAAGTTTAACAGCAACATCCACACTTATATACTTATTACCACAGTACCGAAATGGCACTACCGGTTTTACTTTTATTAGGTGGACGATAGAAGAAATTAAAAAGAGGAAGCCACAAAGAATCTTAATGTCGGTCAAACCAAGTAATGACTTTGGTAGACTATTAGAAAGATTGGGTGGCAATTATTTTGAAAAAGTGTATTCATTTGTATTGGAGTAAGTAATGGGTGATTTTGTACCAGGCAGCGATTTTGTACCAGGGAATGATATTGTACCGGGTGTATCAGATATTTTAGGAATTGATCCATCCTCTGGTATTGATCCAGGGTCTACTTATACTCCAACGGATACTACGGGTAGTCCTTACGGCAATAATCTTCCTACACCCAACACAACAGGTGGTCCTACTGATATAGGTGCACCTTCAACGGGTATCCCAACTGAAACTGGCGGCGGTGGATGGACTCCTCCTACAGGTATAGATCCAGTTAGTGTTGCAGCTAACCAAATTGCTAAAACCGCTGGAAATTCTGCAGCTCAAAGTTTTATTAATAGTATGTTAGGTAATGCTGCTAGTACTATAGGTCATGCTATTACAGGAGCTACGGGTACAACAGGTAAAGTTGCTAATACTACAGGTGTTGGTGCTCAATCTCAAACACCTAATAATTCATCAAATAATCGAATCAATTTAACTCCAGGTTTAACACAAGCAACTTCAATTCCAGCAAGTGAATTAGGTGGTGTATTTAGCGCAATTCCTACTATTATGGGATCAGCTCCAGTTAGTTTTGGTGCATATGCTGAAGGTCATCGCGTTGAAGAACCTGTTCAACCTACAGAAGAACATGTGCCTGAATTCTATAGCGAAGGTGGTTTAAGACATACATACGTTCAGGGAGATGGTGATGGTACTTCTGATAGCGTGCCCGCTATGTTGGCTAATGGTGAGTTTGTTATTCCTGCTGATGTGGTCTCATCTTTAGGTAACGGTAGTAATGATAGTGGTTCAAAAGTATTAGATGAATTCTTAAAAACAATTCGCGAACATAAAACTAAACATGAAGCTGATAAATTACCGCCCGACAGTAAAGGCCCACTTGCTTATTTAGAAATATCAAAAACTAAGGTAGAAAAATAATGTCTGGAATTAATAGCTTAATCTCTGATACCACCTCACAATCCACCACAATGCCAGCTTGGTTTGACCAAGCTCAACAAAATACTGTTAATCAAGCATTAGCTGGTGCAAGTCAAGTTCCTCAATTTCAAAATACAGCAGGTGGTGTAGCTGTTAATACTTTAACAGGTGCATCTAATCCATTTACACAAGCTCAAGGTACTTTAAGTTCAATTGCGCAAACAGCTGCAACAAATCCTTGGATTACTAATCCATCAACAGGTGCAGTATCTCCTAATACTGCAACTCCATTAGGCGGATTATTTCAAGCTAATGAACAACAACTTCAACAACTTATTCCTCAAACAGTGGCTCCATCTAATGCAGAATCTATTTCAAGTGGCCAATTTGGTAGTCTTCGTAATCAAACAGCTGCAGATACAGCAATTGCTAATGCTCAAGCTCAAATGTTGCCTGGCGAATATCAAGCTTTTTTAGCTAATCAACAAACTGGTATTAATGCAGCTACAGGATTAAGTGGTGCTGGTGCTCAAGGAACTGCAGCAGAAACTACTTTAGGTCAAGCACAACAAAATGCTCCATTAGCAGGAGTTAAAAACTTAGCTCAAATTTTAGGTGCTACACAAGTTCCTACAACAACAACGCAATCAGCTTCATTATCACCTTTATCACAACTTCAATCATTAGGTAATTATCTTGGTATGACTCCAGGTCAAATGGTAGGTGCGGCAGGTAATGCTGTTACTGGCCTTTTGGGATCTTTATTTGGAACTAACACTTCAAATAGTGCAGTATCTACTATTCCAAATACTGCAACTGAAGGTCAACCTGGATATGGTTGGCAATATTTCTCAGATGGTACATCTATTTCACCAACGGGTCAATATTACCAAGGTGGTTCACTTATTTATGATCCAAGTAATCCATCTGGTGCAGCTTCTACTAATCCGGATATGAGTCAAATTAATACAACAGGTCAAACAGATTCATCTGGAGGCGGATATGATTCAAATGCTATCCCAACAACGGACTCAACACAAACGTTTGATCCAAATGCACCAGGAATAATAGTTAATTAGGAAAATATATTATGGGATTAGATTTTTTATCAGGACTATCAGGTATCAGTACTTTAATGGGTTTAGAAAACTTAGCAAAGAAACCTACTGAATCTGCTACTCCAACTTCTGATTCAACTACATCATCATCCTCAACTCCATCTGGAGGTCTTACTACAATCACAGGCCCTGGCGGTAAAAAAATTGTAGTGGATCAATCATCATCAGATCAAATTTATAAAAATTTACAAGACCAATATAATTTACGTAATAGTGAATTTGCTGATTGGCAAAATAGAATGCAAGCAGCACGTGCTGCAGCTATTCCTAATTTACATGGTGAATCCTCTAATGCCCAACTTGCATTAAGACAACAACAAGAAACAGAACGCAAAGATCGTCTTGCTATGCTAATGGATATGGCAGCTATGAAAGGTTCTCAAGCACAACAAAATCTATTAAGAAATTCACTTTCTGGTGGGCCTAATATTTCACAAGGTGTAGGTACTATAGGAGATCAAACTCAAAATGTAGTATCTGGTGGTGCGGCTTCCGTTATACCTCCGTATGCACAAAAACAAATTAATGATATGGTGAATGCAGGGGATATTGATGCCGCTTTAAAATTAAAAAATGAAATTATTCAAAAAGCTGCTGAAAAACGTCAAGATTTTGAAAATAATGCTGAAAGCCTTAAACAACAAACTTATTGGATTGTTGATCCTATTACTCATGAAGGTCATGAAGAAACACTCACACCTAAAGAATATAGAGCATTAACTGAAAATCCAAAAAATCCTTTATATAATCCAGTTGCTCCCCCAGTTCCAGTTTCAGCACCTACAAATAAACCTGAATTAAAAAATGATGATGTTTTACAAACTGTTAAAAAAGGTATTTTTGGACAAGAAAGCTCATCAGGATTAAATCCCAAACCTAGCGTAAATGGAGCATTAGGTCCAATGCAAATTACTCCAGCTACATGGGAAACTTATGTTAATCGAGGCATTATTCCTAAAGAATGGGATATTAATAATCCAAATCAAAACAAACAAGCTGGTGAAAAAATTGTTGATTATCTTTACACTCAATATAATGGTGATGTTGATAAAACATTAGCTGCTTATCATGGTGGTGAAGGTGCTGTTGATAAAACAGGAGCTATTAAATTAAATACACCTGATGGATTAGGTGTTACTAATGCTCAGTATATTTCTGATGTTCGTAATAAAGCTGGTTTAAATAAAACTGAAATTGTTACAGATGATGTGCTTAAAAATTTACCTAAAGATGTTCAAGATAAATTAGATAATGTAAAAACAGAAGATGAACATAATGCTATTTTAAATAATTATAAAGCATCACTTGTTCCTACAACTCAATTTACAGGTCAAAATGTTAAAGTAGCATCTGCTGATAACAAACCTATGACATATTCTGAATATAAGAATCAATTAGAAGTAGAAAAACAAAAAAAATTAGCTAATGTTCAAGTTAAGAAAACAAGTGATATTAAAAATGTAGAAAATGCTGCTACAGATTTAAAGAAAATAAATGATATTGCATTAAAAGCTGATGATACGGCAGAAGCTGCAAATTCTATTATTAATTTAGCATCTAATCCGAAAAAACAAAGATTATTTGCCCCTCAAAATCAAGACACAAAAGCAGCTTCAATACTTAATGCCACATCTGGTGTCCGTGGGGTTGGTAAAATTGCTGAAAATTTAATTACCAAAAATCCACAAACAGGAATTTACAGTCCTCAAGATATTGCTGAAAGAAATATTATTCAATCTAATGCTACTAAATTAGGTATTGATTATGCAAACCAAGCTTTTTCTGGTACTCGTATGACCAACGGATTTACTAAATTGGCTCAAGAAGCTAAAGGTGTAGGTGCAGATATTCCTTGGCAAACAAATTATATTAATGCTGTTGCTATTAGAGAAAAAGCTCAATTTAATAAAGCTGCTGCAAAAGATTATTACAATTATCAAAAAGAAAATTTAGATAAAAATAATTTTGTTACATTTACTGATTATGTCAATACAGATCGTTTTAAAAAATTAGAAGATGCAACACATGAAAGATTAGTAAAACAATTTCCTTCTTATTTTAAACCTTCTGATGAACGTCCAGATAGTGGAGTTCATTTATTAAATACTCCTGCAGGAGAAAATAATGTTTCAAATAAATATGAATCGAGTTGGGATAAATATAAGGTTAAAAGATAATGGCTGAAGATTATTTTAATACACAAGAAGCTTTAAAAGAACATCCTGAATCCGATATAGCTAAACATCTTGCAGAAATTCATGGTATTGATCGTGAAGCTTATTTAAAAGATGGTAAATCAGATAAAGACTTTATTCAAGAATTTGATAAAAGACCTATTCCTAAAAAAGTAGAAGAGTGGAATGATATTCCTGTATCTGCTCCGGAAGAAACTCCTCCATCTGTAGGTGCTGTTGCAGGAGCTTTACTTGGAGGTTCCGGAGCATTAGGTAAATTTGGAATTAATTTATTTACGCCCACAGCTCCTCCTGCTCAACCAGGTCCAACAAATGCAGCTGCAGAAAGTCAAATTTTATCTGAACATGGTTTCCACCCTGGTGCTACAAGCAATGCTGTTTTTAATGAAGAACAAGCGGCTGCCAATAAATTACATCAGGGATTTAGAAATGTGCCTGGGTATGATGTAAAAGGCAATATGAGAATAGCTACTCCATCATCATTAAATGTTGATGAATATGCTGCCGAACAAGCTGCTAAAAAATTAGCACAAGATAAAGCTAAACAAACATTGTGGCAAAAAGCAGGGCCAGTATTAAGAGATATTAAGTCCGGTATTCCAGCTTATGCTAAAAATTTATTTACTGGAATATCTAGTCCTTTATCATTAGCTGCCACTGGATATAATGCTGTTGATGCATCAAATCAATTTAATAAAGGTAATTATGGTAGAGGTGCATTGGCTACATTAGGTGCTGCAGGAGCATTGGCTTCTGAATTACCTCCATCTGCTTATATTCCTGAAGATATTGTAAAATATGGTGGTTTAGGTATTTCTATGTTAGCACCCTATCTTAATAGAAAAATAGATGAATATTATGAAAAGCATCCCGAACATAAACGTGATGGTGGTTTGATTCACTTATACGGAGAATAATTATGGCAACAAAACCTGGACTTTATGCAAATATTCACGCAAAACAAAAACGCATAGCCGCCGGTAGCGGTGAGCGTATGCGTAAGCCTGGATCTAAAGGCGCACCTACCGCGCAAGCATTTAAAGAATCAGCAAAGACTGCTAAACCAATGAAAAAGGGTGGCCCATCTTTAGCTGTAGGTCGTGGTGAAAAGTTACCTGTATCTAAAGGTGCAGGACTTACTGCCAAAGGTCGTGAAAAATATAATAGAGCTACAGGTAGTCATTTAAAAGCACCACAACCAGAAGGTGGCGCTCGTAAAAGATCTTTCTGTGCAAGAATGTCTGGCATGCCAGGACCCATGAAAGACGAGAACGGCAAACCCACAAGAAAAGCAGCGTCACTAAGACGCTGGAAGTGCTAACTTACTTACGGTAACGTTTACCAACCCACCCTTCGGCAGCGAGAGGAAAATCGGGCGCCCATTGTGGTGTAGTTGTCATAATCTTAATGACTTCATCTAATGCAACATCTTGTTTAGCTTCATCAACTAATATTAGGACCTCATCGTGGATACTGTTACACACACTATATCCTTTATCTTCAAGACTGAGCATAGCCATGGCAAGGAAATCCCTAGCGGTTCCTTGGACGGCACTCTGAAATATGGAGCTTCCGATAAGAACGTTCCTCGTCCACTTACGGGTAAATGTATTAAGTCCATGCACTGTAACAGCAAGCTTTTGAGCTCCCCAAGGCGTCATAACATTCTCTAACTGAGGTCGTTGCCAACAAATTAATCTACCGCTCGGTAGACGCATCCACAAAGCCCCCTTGTCGTACTTCATCACCACCTTATTATTAGCCGCAATAGGTGTCGCCGGTGTCTGCACGGCCTCAATCGCCGCGTTCTCGCAAGCGTACCATAGTTCTTTTACTTTTGGATAGGACGCGCGATAATTATCTACGGCGCTCTTGGACTGTACCGGATTAAGTGACACACCCATACCCTTGGCGTACTCAACTAATCCCTTGGCGCCCTGTCCGAACATGCAACCAAGTACGGCGGATTTAGAGACTTGCCTTTGATCTTTAGTTACCTCTTCGTAAGGTACTCGGTACAATGACTGAGAGGCAAATACCTTGTACTCATCTAATCCTTGTCGGAAGAGCTCAACTTTGTCGTTTTGATTGGCGATCCATGACGCCACTCTATTTTCGATCGAGCTAAAATCGACGTCCACGAAGGTCTTAGCCATAGGAGCATGTATTGCACTTCGTACAAGCGAGGACAATTCTCGCATTGTACCAACTCGTTCCCTAAAGACGCTTGGAATCGCGACTGCAATCTCTTCATCGCTAAGTACGGGACGCGCAATATTTTGCAAATTAAGTCCACCGCGAGAAGCCCAACGGCCAGTACTCGCGCCATGATAGACCAATGTATTTCGTATTCTTCCTTCATTTTGTATCTCCAACATTTTAGCGTACTTAGCCACGCTAGTTTGGCTTCCTTCTTGTCTTAATTCTAAAACCCTATTAATAGTAGGGATTTTGTAAACATCTTTCAAGGCCTCAGAAACTGTTTCGGCAGTCAAGTCTTTTAAGTTAGCCCCATGCTCATTTAGCCATTTTAATAATTTGGCTCGTTCTGATGGTTTGCACCCAGTGAGCGCTAGTGTTTCTTGATCAATTTGGGCTTGAGCGTTTTCTACGGCCTTAACCGCATTTTCCAACTCACAAGGATCGACGGGAACACCCCTAATATTAATACGCTGGGTCAACTCCCATATCTTTTGTTCGATTGGATCTAGACCCCTTAGCGTGCGTCCAAGAGCCATTTCTGTTTTAACGTCTTGTTTGCAGTAATCAAACAGCATTTTTAGAAGCTCTGGGTCATTATTAAACTCACCTTTGTGAGGTTTACATAACTTTTGGATAAGTTTCTTGCCAATGGTATCTTTCTTATGTTCTGAATCCATAAATAAAGATGCATCTTCCAAACTTTGGGGAATATTATTTGCGGCGGCGACAGCCATGGTATCGATGCACTGCTCAAGTTTTAGAGTAGGCCATCCGTATTTTGGAACGCAGACACAATTCCAAATGGCGTATTCAAACAAAGCATTCCATGCTGATATCTTGCCACCGTTGTTTACGTGGTCTAATAGTTTGGATAAGAAATGCCCGTAGTGTGGGTTATTAACTTGGTCAGTTACTAACACATCGTTAGGTTCGGTGCCGAACGCAATACACAACACTTCTGTTGAGGGATCGTTGGCGTATACATCCAGCCCTCTATCTTTCAGATCAATCGCTGATCTAGTTTCAAAGTCAATACTATAGATCATTTATCCTTGTCTTCCATGTTCAAATCTTGCAGATTTAGCTTTATTACAAGCATGTTCAATAATTTGAGCATATTGTTCACAATTATGTGTAAAAAAATTATCGTATTCATCCCACCAAAGTCTGTCTTTATAACAATTTAATGCGTATCCACTTCTATCAAAAGAATCATTTATTTTTATTTTTTCATTATTTTTAATTTTTTCTAAAAGTACTTGATAGTAATCTTCTTCTTCATAATCTATATAAAATGCTTCTTTCCAAGTATTATACATTTTAGGTTCTGGAACTCCATCTAATATAATAAGATCAGAACCACATTCGTCTTGAAATTTTATTATTTTTAAAAGTTCTTCTTTAGTTATATCTTTTAAACTAGATTTAACTTCAAACCATTCATAATAATTGCCATAATCTACTTTAAAATCTGGTAAGTATTTTGTACCATCTTTTAATTCAAACCCTTCTGGTTCATATTCCCATTTTAATCCCAAAGTATCAAAAAATACAGCCCATCTAGCCTCAAGACGAGATCTAAAATGATACCCTTTGTATTTAGTTTGTATTATTTTCATTATTGGTCTTTCCAATATTTAGAATCATATTCATCTCGCAATACCGCTGACCATCGATCAACAGCATCATCAGAGTCATAGTGTAATCCCTCGTTGCCATTTTGTCCAATAATATCGATACGAGACTTTTTAGGTTTACCAAAAATGCGTTCAAAATTGGCTTCGAATTTTTCTAAATCTGTGGGTCTTTGTTTATCACCTTTGCCTGCTTCACTTGCCATTTTGTTTCTCCATTTTTTGTATTTTAGCTTTAAGCCAAAGATAATCAGTCATTGCGTCACCTTTACCTTTGTCATACCAATTTAATGCTTGTTTGCTAAATAATTTTCTAACAATCCAAGGTAAACTCATATGGAATTCTAACATACTTAATTCAAGCTTTCCTTCTATCAGATTCATTTTTTGTTTTTTAGTGAGTTTCATTTCCAAAATCCTCTTCTGTTAATATGGGTTGATCTTTTTTAGCATCTTTTAACATCATTTCTAATACTCTAATAATTTCTTCAGGATTATCGCCTATCACTTCATCTCTTTCACTAAAAGCCATTAATTCGCCTGTTTCTCTATAAAAGACTTCATTTAATCCATAATATATTTCTTTTGTTTTAGGGCAAATTCGTTTAATGATCCTATAGTTCCAAGTCATTTTGTATATTCCCTTACCTTTTTAAATACTTCTCGTCTATCACTAAATTTAATCTTACCTTGTATTTCTACAGGATAAAAAAATGCAGTCCAGCCGTGATTAGCATGAAATGTTCCTGTTACTTTTTTACCGTTAATGGTATCAAAATAAATCCAGGGATAATTGGCCGCAAAGGTTACATTTATACCTATCTTTTCAAGTCTGGTTTTAAATGTTGATAATCTATCAGTCATTCCTTATCCTTATCTTTATTCATAGTATGGATATGTTTTTCTTTTGGTATGGTAAAAATTTCAATAGGGATATCTTTTCTTTTAAAAGCATTGTTACGACCTAATTTATATCCAGCTATCCATGCCTGCCACATCTTTTCATCATCATATTTTAATTCACACATACTAGGGCTTTGTAAAAATACTCTTTCATACCACCATGTAAACTCTTCATTTAATTCAGGTTTCATTTCTTTAGGTTGTGGTTTAATGCGGTATTCCCAATGAGTTGCATCCCAAATTGGAGTTTCAACATATTGCCATTCTTCATTTTCATCAGATAACCATTTAGCTTCAATCTTTTTACCTTCAGCCCATGCTTTTATTTCTTTATGCCATTTATGTTGTTTCAT